TTGCTCCATCTCTTGCTGAACAAGCTTGAAGCAGAACTCAATACGTTCTGAGGGCTTGTAGGCCAGATGGCCAGAGGCTCTAGCCTTCTGACCACCCAGGATGAGAGAGAGGAGTTGATTGATGGAGCGTGTAGCGTCTTGACGTGAAATCATTTGAGGTTGCGGTTACGTTCAGCAGCGTCAGGAATGGAAGCTAGGTAGTCATCCCATTCCGCCTGGCGTTCTCGTTCTTCGATCTCTTCATCAGAGAGAGGCGGCCAGGGATCTTTGTAGTCTTCAGGTAGAAGATCGTTGATGTCGTCGTTGCGGATAGTCATTTGGATTCCTCCTTAGTTTCGTTGGATTGGAGCGCTTCCCACTTGGGCTTGAGATCGTCGTATTGTTTGCCGATCTCCTTGATTACAGTATCAAAGGCTTCTTGGGCTGCACGCGCAGCTTTATTGACGTTGGCAGCATGTTCTGACTCTTGGAACGCCAACTGCCGCAGCTTGACAACAACATCCATTTGACCGTCAACAAACAGCTCTGGGTGGATGCCGTAGATCTTTTGCATGGAGTCGTCAGCGTCGTCAGAAGTGCATTGCCACTCGTGCAAAGCCTCTTCTACGCGCTCGGCTGAAGCGTAATAAGAAAAGGACTTGCGCAATGCCGCAAGGGCATTACGGTCATGCTCTTGAAACTGCTCACGCAGTCCATCGCGTTGCTTCTCAAGCTTTTGGCGTTCGGGTTGTTCCTGAAGCCAGTTGTAGTAGTCGAGTTTCATTGGTCTGATGATGATTGGAACGGTGTGAGACAAACGTCTCAGAACTTTTGAGACAGGCCACCCATACGGGCAAGCCTTTCGTATTCACGAACAAGACGTGCATAGTCTTGAACGTTGCCGTTTTCGTAAGCGTCAATCAGTAGATGCTTAGTCATCCGCATCAATGGCTCACGGTCTGCCAGGGTAATTTCTGGCGTTGGATCGGCTTCGATGGTGTGGTCCTCGGTTTCACGCAAAAGGTCTGCTTCGTCGATATCGCGGTAAGCGGTAGCGCGAGCCAAACCGTATTTGCGTTGGAGCGTTGCGGCGACATCAGCTTTTTGAAGGCCCATGTCTAAGAGCTTTTTTGCGTGCTCTTGGTGAGCAGTGCGCTGCTCGTTTGAACGTTTCATAGGATGATGGGATTGGAGCGGAGCAAGCTGGGCTTGACTCCACTGGTTAAAATCTTACAGGAACAATCCACCAAAGGCAACGAACCCATTCATGACTCAGCCAACGAAGACCATTCATTTCTGCCCTGATGAGTGGGCGCTCCTGCTCGAAGCTCTCCATTCATACAAGGACACCAATGATGGCCGTCGAGTCGCTGGTCGCCTTAATTGGGTTCGAGCCAAGCTGGAAGACTGCCGTGCTGAAAATTGCCTAATCAAGCTCAGCGCATAAAAAAGCCCCGTTATGGGGCTTCATTCATAGATAAAACGTGAACTCCAGGCAATCGCAAGCCTTGATCCCGTAAGGTTGCGCGTCATGATACTTGCTGAAAAATGGCTCTTCAGAACAAGTGACAATCGCGCCCTCTCCAATGTCATTCATGAATTCATCAATGACTGCTATCTCAGCATCACCGGCTCCAGCATCATTCAAGCTGAACGATGTTGCGTCTCCGTTGATAAGATAGCTTGCCCAATGTGCGGGCAGATCATACTTTTCAGTGATCATAAGAAAGGACCCGGCGATTAAGCCGGGTTGCTGATTGGTGCGGTAGAAGCGATGAAGTAGTAGTGATCATGATCGAAGCCGCAAGCGACTAAGACCATGGTCTGCTCATAAGGCCACTGCTTACAAAGCGCAAGCGCTGCAGCTTTAGCGTTCTCCATCGGATCAAGCTCACGATCCCAAGGGATTGTCACCCGTTGGGTTCGCTCACTGTCTCGCTTATGAACCGCTGTAATCCTGGAACCCCTGTAATTAGTAGGCCCAAGGTACTTGGTGCGGATCAGTGGCCCTTGCATTAGTTGCATTGGTTCGTTGAGTGAATAGCCCCACACTTGGTGGGGCGTTGGCTAGTTGAACAGTCGGACATTGGGAACATTGGCGATCAACTCAGAGACTGTGAAAACATCAGCGGCGAATAATTCGTCCTCTGTCATGTCTTCGAAGTCTTCGGATTGATCCTCAACAGTCGTTAGCCCTCTGCCCTCTATGTAATCGACTGGGTGCGCTGCACTGGTGCGAATCCAGCAACAGCGACCCAAGGCATCAGCACATAGAAAAACCTTCATGGTGTGACTGTCTCCAGCTTGTGGGGATAGTTGGGGCGGATCCTGGCAGCGTAAAAGAGAAGCCTCTCAGCCTCTCTCCTGCTACGTGGTGCCCCATAAGTGACCCAGCCAAGGCCTCCCGATTGTGGGATGCCTCGCCAGACCTGAACTAGGTAACTCATCAGCGGATCACTCGAACGTAAGGTTGAGTGCCGCTGTGAGTGAAGCTGGTGCGGTTACAGGCTGTGTCATAGAAGAACAGCCAGCCAGAAGCTGCAAGGGTTACCGCGATCAGTGACCGCGTGGCAAACGTTTCGAGCGTCATCACTTGGACTCCGCTTTAACGTCTTCTGCGCGGTTCACATCTGTCAACATTGTGACGATGCGATCGCGATCCCAACGAGTCATCCGGTCAGTCAGATACTTCTCAACCGCTTCTGTCACAGCGCCATAAGGCACTTCCAGAATCACAGTGTCGCCAGATGTTTGGCACGTCGCAACGATGCGACCGCCGCCGATCTCCACACGGCCAATGGTGACTGTGTGGGTCGTTTGTGTCTTGGTTTCCATTAGTAGAAATCAGTGAATGGGCGTAGCTCTTTGCCACTTACTGAGAGCGCTGCTATGAGGCAGTGAACGCGCTTCGCCCGTTGCCAGCACTGCGAGGGTGAACCCAGGCAGGCTGCGATTGGAGCGTGAACGCTCTCATTGGTGGCTATGCAGTTGTCAAGGTTCTGAAGTGAGGTGAACAGTCTGCCCCTGACCCTTGTCAGGTATAACCGCGCTAGCCAGAGCCCTAGTGGGATGGGTGGCCGCTGGCCACTGTCGGGTTCCTGTTCACTTGTCTAGTGTACCACAGAAGTGGTGTCAGTTACCAGCGCTGGCTGAGTGAGAAGAACTCTCTCCCCCTCGCTGATACCAATAGTATAGCACCTGAGAAGGCACAGGGGGGAGGTGTTGCTGTTATTGTAATACTATGTAACAGGCGGGGAACCTAAACATATATCTGAGTAACAGCACTCGTGTAATAAAAAAGCCCCCTAAGTGGGGGCAGGGGTTGAAGTTGTGAGCGTGGGGATCAGTCGCCCTTATCTTCGATGGAGATCTTAAGTTCAGGCGCTTGGATGTTGACGGTCTCAACGGACTCGCCAATAACGCGGCCAATAGAATCAAGAACTTGGCTTGCGGTTTGCAGCTGTCCTTTCTTCAAAGCCTGATTAAACAGTTTGGTACGCATGTGCTGGAGACGCGCCAGCATGTTTTCGCGGTCAGCTTTCCAGTCTTCATCAACGATTTTTTTGACATCTGCCCAATCGCGCCAAGCGGTCTGAATTGAGACCTGCTCTTTTTCAGCGTGATCGTAGACAAGCGCTGTTGACGAGAGCCCTTCTAACTGACGTTTATAGAGCCGTCGAACGCGGGCTTGCTTAGCTTCAGTCAGTTCGGGCTGCATTACTGTCTCGACCCTGTTTCTTTGGATAATAACTTGCTACAGGGGCTTGTGGAACGGTTTGAGGGGGGTAGGGGTTGAAAACCTGTGTAATGTAATAGCCATGAGCACAAAAGCAGAGCCCGTAAGCCTGAGATGGGCACAGGGCCAAGTTTTTTCAAGCGACAAACGCTTCCGAGTTTTAGTTGCCGGTCGTCGATTCGGCAAATCGTACCTTTCGTGCGTTGAGCTGTTACGTGGAGCGCTCAACAAGCCTGGCGAAACGTTTTTTTATTGCGCCCCGACTTACCGAATGGCCAAAGATATTGCGTGGAGAGCGTTAAAAAAGCTGGTTCCAAAGGTCTGGATCAAAACTAAGAACGAAACAGACCTACGAATTGAGCTAATTAACGGTTCAACCATCGAATTAAAGGGTACAGAGAACGCAATGGCGCTTCGTGGCCGCAGTTTGAGCGGTGTAGTGCTGGACGAAGCAGCATTTATGGATTCAGAGGTCTGGTTTGAGGTAATCAGACCTGCATTGGCGGATAAAGAGGGTTGGGCGTTGTTTAT